GTTAATGCATTGACTTGATCAATGTTCAAATATTTTATTTCACCATCTCCGTTGACAAAGATAAAAGTTGTTCCAGGAGATAATTTCTCATGGTTATTAGCATCATCGATAGACAATCCACTGATATATCCATCAAACTTACTGATGTATCCTACTCGTATTCTTTCTCTTGATGCTGCGATGAATGGCATTATTATCTCCTTAGTTAGTCTACATTAACTGATGTCAAGTGCATCATCAAGACCAGATCTATCACCCGCTCTTGCTCTTTCGAGTTCTGCATCAAGTGCTGCATCAACTGCTGCATCTTCTCTAGCAAGAGTAGCGTCTAATGATCGATCTACATTTGTATTTGTTCTATCATTAGAAACATCTGCAAAAGATCTCTGTCTATCATTTTGCGTGTCATTATCTTCAGAATTTTCTGCTTTTTCTATGGCAGCATCACCAATATTGATTAGGTTTGGATTTTCAACTCCAGGTTTTCCACTACCACCTTCCTGCAAAGTAAATGTATCATTTGGAGAACACTCTGGTTTTGGATCACAAGAGAAGAAATCTGTTATAGATGATATAAACGATAGTGCCGAACCAACATCAAAATTAATTCCTCCGATAGCTCCCAATCCACCAATCAAATCATCAACAATACCAAATGCAGCAGTTGCGGGGTCTTCTATAAATGATGTAACTAAATCTGAAAGTTGAGGGTCAATACCAACAAGAGGACCTAAAGATTTTACCAATCCAGTAATGTTACCAGACTTCATTGCACTAAATGCAGATCCAATATTTCCAAGTGTTGTCCGATTAGCTCCCTGAAGGACACCTGCAAGAGCAGAGAATCCATTCGTCAAATCACCACTTCGCAAGAGATTAACAGTAGAATCTACGAACGATGATAATGTTCCGGGAGTTAAGAATAGGGGAGTTGCTGAATCAATGGTTGCTGCAGCAAGTAAAATATCTCTTAAGTCTCCTCCCGAACTGACTTCAGGTATACTTGAAAGAATAGATATGAGTCCTTCGATTGGATTTTGTACAAAGTCACGAGCATCATTAACTGTTGTACTAAATGATCTTGCTCCAACTTGATTTGCTAAAAGTTGAACCATCACTGCTTGCAATTCTCCAGAAGCAAGTGTTGTCCTGACTGCAGATGGAGTAACAGTTTTGCGAACTATTTTTTGTGGTTTGGCTCCTAGAATTTGTTTAGCATACGTTGTTCCAGAATAATCACCCAAAGATAAAAAATCTCTACTTGCAAATA